GGATCCATAGCTTGTTGTTGTGCCTGTTGTTGTTGAGCTTGCGCTACATTACTCTGCATTAATTGTGTGGCCGCCTTAGCAACCAACTGACTTAACTGCGCCTCAAACTCAGGATCCATTTCTTTCCCTGGTGGGGGCAACGGTACACCCAACTGCTCCTCAATTTTCTTGCGATATGAGAACGCCAAGTGCTCTGAAATGTGAGCTTGCGCTGCGGCCATGATCTTTTGCCCCATCGGATTCTGTCCAACCTGCTGAGCAATCATCGGATCCTTAATAAACGCTGTATGTGCCGCAATATGAGCGTCTTGATCTTGGAAAATAAAGGCTTTTGTAGGTTTCCCGTTCAAAAATCCCATGTTTTCACTGATAGGATCAAGTGGAACCTCATCATCCTCAGTCGGAACGAGCTTATCTGCGTTCTTTACCCCCAAAACCTCAATCATTTGACGATGCAACATGGGTAAATTGTAGATTTGTGGGGCAGATTGACTCAATTGGATCACTGCTTGGTATTGCATAATCCTCTGAGCCATCGTAGAACTGTTAGGATCGCTAACAGGTATCACTTCTACTAGGTCATAGTCGCTCTGCTTGGCCTTTTTGTTCGATGTAGCAGGGTCATATTGGTAATCTTTAGGCGTATTCTCACGAATAATCTCCTTCAGAATCTTAAACTCTTGCTTCATTGAGTAATGAACACGGGCTTGCACCGCACTCATCGTCTTCAACTGCCTCTCAAGCAATGCCAAAGTCGTACCAACTGGGGCATTCGCACTCATATCAGACACATTCATGTCTGCTACAGAGCCTAAACGTCTACCTTCATCGGTAATCTTATCCAACAATCCAGCCAATACCTGACTTGGCTCCTTATATGGCAACGCCATAATGTTGTCTTTGATGCTACCACTCGGAACATCCACATCTCTGAACTCTCCAGGAGCAATAGGAGTGTCATCTCCCTTAACTCTTAAGCCCCTAGACTTCAATCCACCAGGTAAATTGCTTAATGTCCCGGCATCAATAAGCTGTCGAATAAGGGACGTCCCTGCACGAGCATAACCACCAATAAGATGTATGAAGCCAAAACCGTAAGCACCAAAACCAGGTACATAGTCATATTGAACAAAGTGCTGGCGCTTAAGCATAAGCTCATCGCCCTCTTTCCAATTCCTATATATTGACAATACATTGTTCGTGCCCTTGTCAATCGTAATAATATAAGGTCTAGCAATGCCATCTTCATCTTCATATCCCGGTAAATCTATATCAACCTGCACCTCCATCAACTGATATCTGTCATCATCAGTCACAGAGTACCCTTGCTCTTCAGCCTTCTTCTTCTCTACATCCGTATATGTCTGTACTGGCTCCCCTAACTCTATATCTCTATAAAAACCAGCGACCTGCAACTTACGCAAATCATTCTTGGTCTTCCTCATAATATGAGTCACACGCTCAGCAGTCCTAGCCCCGCTAGAGCCATAAGGAATAATCACCTCTTCCGCTGGCACAAAGATACTGGTCTGTCTTCCTAGAGACGGATCAAAGTAAACTTTCTTAAAAGCACTACCAGCCAATCCCAAATTAAACAACATCCTCTCATGTTCAGGACGGTACTCAGGCATTCCATCCGTCAACTCATAATTCATGTCCTCAGCAACTCGATCAGCTGCATCTTCCTTTAGCTTATCAATCGCACCAATGATTTGAGTCTTTACAGGCCCTTGAGCTGGGAACGTCTCAATGATCGTCTCACTCTGAAATCTCACCGCGGCTTCAGTCAGTACTGTAGAGAAAACACCACACGCTCCATTCCAAGGCTCAGTCCTCTCCTCATACTTCATGCCAAGAACTTCTAAGCCCTTGACCAACATCTCAACCCAGTCTTTCCTAGAATTGATGTCAGCCTCTACATCTCCAACCAATTCCGAGCCAATGTTCATCAGCTCGTTCTCGCTCATGTATTCAGCCAAATTGGAATCAAAGCTCTCCTCACCATGATCCTCCCCTGGCTCCAGATCAATCTCCACACCATCCATGCCAATCTTCACCCCCTCTGGGTTAACGATTTCAATCTCAATATCTGGCTCGTCCGTCAAACTCTCAATCCCTTGAGGCGCTTGGTATAGTGCGTTGTCAATCATATCAATCCTTAATAATAAACGTGTCTTCTACGAAAATCCCTAGGTTCATCTTCTTCATCCGTCTGCAACCTTAAGAATCCACCTTGCCTGAATCTGATCAATGCCTGAACAGAACTGTCCACCAAGTCATCGTGATCCCCATTCGGAAACGCTGCCATCTCCTCAACCACCTCACTCGCCCACCTGGTGTCAGGACACCATACTTTACCCGACTTGAACAAATCCGTCACGCTATTCAGCCTCACAAACTTGTCATTTCCCCTACTAGGAGTATATTCCGTCACCACAATACCCATTTGCCTCAACTCAAAAATCAATGGACTACCCGCCGCCTTCGCCTCAATCACAAACGAATCAGGTTGCCACTCCTTGTAAAACTCATATGCCGTCTGCTTTAACTCAGGAAACTCCATCCTCTTCTTAAACGCATCCAACAAAATAATGTTCTTATTATTAGGATCCTCGTTCAGATTAAATATCCCCCAAGTCGTACACGCAGAATAGTCACTCCTCTCATTCTTCGTAAACGCAGTATCCCAACTCTGAATAATAAACTCACACGGCGGCGGAGTATCACTCTCCCACACCTTCCACCAATCCCTCTTTACCAACGCTCCCTCTTCTCCTGTAGGTTGCTGTTGGTACTGAGCATTCCACTTCATCGGCGGCAACTCTTCCCTCAACGCCGACAACTCACTTAAACTCCAAAACTCCGGCCACAACGGATTCCCACTCGGCATAATGGCAGGCAACTCAATAACCTCCCACTCCTCCCCCTTATCTCTCCCTAACGCATCCTTAATAATCCGCCCAGTCAAATCCCTCTCTGACCATCTCGTCATCACAACAACAATAGAACCACCAGGTTGTAAACGCTGCCTAGGCCCAGACGTATACCACTCATACACCCTGTCAAATACACTCGGATCCCCTAAAGCCGCTTCCTGTTCAGAATGGGGATCATCAATAATAAGCAAGTCAGCACCCTTACCCGTTACCGTACCACCAACACCAATCGCAAAATACTCGCCATTCTTATTGGTACTCCACCGTCCCGCTGCCTTACTGTCTTGCCTCAAGTTCACTTCAGGAAACACAGTCTTATACTGCTCACTCCCAACCAAGTTCCTGACCTTCCGTCCAAATCCCACAGCCAACTCCGCAGTGTTCGAACACTGAATCACCTTCTTATTAGGAAACTTACCCAAAAACCATGACGGCAATAAATAACTCGCAAACTCACTCTTCGTATGCCTAGGCGCCATATTGATAATCAACCGCTTACTCTCACCCCTAGCAATTGCCTCAAACTTCTTCGCCATCACAGCATGATGCCTTCCAGCCACAAAGCCAGGCCACATCATCTTCACATAATCCATAAACTTCTCTTGCGCCTTCTCCCTCTCCACCGCCTCACGGAAACTCCTCACCTTTTCCATGAACTCCAAATACTGATCCTCAGGCATAGCCTCCAGTAATTCATCTAACTTCATATGTCTTTATACCTCAAGTCACTAGGCCGAACAGATCTACTCCCCTTCCTCCTCTTCACCGCACCCAACTTCTCCAACCTCGTAATAATCTTCCCAATATTACCCAACCCATTCTTACCCCTTATCCTCGCTATATCCCGATAAGACGGCGCACAGTAATACCGAGCCCAATACTCCCTAATAATCTGATATACCTCACTCTGTGCCGGGGTCATCTATGGAACCCATCACTTTCATCAACGGGGGGTGTTTCCATATAGTTATACACAGGATGTTCCACGGCATTTTCAGAGGAGCGGGGGACATCTGAGTCGGACTCAGATCTTAACTCATTGATTTCATTAGGGTTTTTGGGGGTGCTTGAATTTTCTGGTGGTTGTTTGTGTGGAACACTATGCACAGAACCTTGGGACTCCTTCGGCTCGATTGGGGGGGCGGCACCAGGGTGGGCCTGGGCTGCGAGCTCTTCCAAAAGGGCGTGCGCCTCGACGTCAACGACATCATCACTTTGATTGGTGATTAGCTTTTTGATCTCTGAGAGTATTTGATCCTTTGCCACTTTAGATGTTACCGTCTTAGTCTCTTGTGCCATTGGTTTAAATAGATCGACTCCAGTTATCTCGCCGATGACTTTCGAGGCGTTGATCTTGTCGGAGTGTTTAGCATCTTCTGAGAGTAGAACTTCTGTAAGGGTTTGAACAACTAATGCTCTTAAAGCTCCAGAGGAACGATATTCCATCGCT